ATGAAATAGCTGATGGCCAACAAAGAGCTACTGCTATTTTGGATTTTATGTCTAATAAATTTAGACTACCTAAAAACTTTTTAGTTGGTTCGTGTGATTGTAGTGAAATGAATTACAGTGATATAGTTACAACATATCCAACTATCGCTCAACAAATTAGAGATTACACTTTATCAGCTGTTTTTTATGATAATTTTTCTGATGAGAAAATATCTGATTTGTTTATTAACATACTAAATAATACTAATGATTTAGTTCCACAAGAAAAAAATAATGCTACTAGAAGTTTCTTCGCTGACTTTGTTCGATACACTTCCAGAAATGGTAATGGTACATGGACAGAACAACAACATATGTTTCATGAGTTGTTTCATAGAGAAACAGTAAAAAAAGGAACAGATAAAGAGAAAACTATTTGGAGTAACTTTTCACCAAAATGGACTCTTGGTAGAATGGAAGGTGATAATTGGTTAGCATCTTTAATCTATTTATATTTGAATGGGTTATATGGTGGTGTCAACCCATCATCGTTATCAAAGTTTTATAAAGAAACTTCACAATCAGCTGGTCATGAAAAGGGATGGAATTTCAAAACAGAAATGAAAACATCACAACATGGTGATTTAACAGTAATTGTAAAAGAGTTATTGAGTATCGCTTTAAAGATTAGTAAAGCTGGTAGTGGAAGTAAAAACAAACTTAAACCTGTTTTCATGTTGTTTGCTGTTCTTTTTGGATATGAAATGAAAGAGACTTATCAAAGTAAGAATGTTGATTGGAGTATCTATACATCAAAACTATTTGACTTATGGGATACTTGGTGTGACCCTAAAGTTTATAAAGTAGATGAGAATGGTAATGATAGATTTCAAGCTAATGGAAAATCTGACATGGGTCCTTTTAGTGGATTATGGGGTTCTCCAAACTCTAATGTATTTAAAACAGCTAGAATGATTGTTTTACCAGCAGTTAAAGAAAATCCAAGTGATTGGGGTTTTGTTGAATTAGATAAGAGAGAATCATTTCCTAAATCTATGGTTGAACAAAGACATAGTGAAAATGGTGGCGTGTGTGACTACACTGGTGAACCTCTATCTATTGAAGATGCGGTGGGTGACCACGATATACCTCGTTCTTGGGGTATTTCTATGGGTGGTGTAACTGAATATCACAATCTTAAAATCACAACTGCATATCATAATGGTAAAAAACTTAACAGAAATGGTGAACAATATAAACAGTATCTTGAAGAACTACATGGGAGTGTAGCTGTATGAACTTAAATAACTTCATAGATGTTAAGGACAATGACAAAGAATATGGATATAACATTCTTGTTTATCCAAATATAACTTATCAAAAAGATTTGGAAAAAGATTCTTATGTTGTTGTCCTCGGCAACATTATCCGTGAGTTGAGTAAAATAAGAAACGATTTGTATTGGACTATAATATCACCAAGGCAAATTGATAGTTTAGATTTTGATAATACAGAACAAATCATATTACCTCTTCCATCCTATCCAAATGCTATGAGAACTCATTTTGATTTTAAAACAATCATAAGAGAAATAGATTGGAAGAAAAAACACTATGATATTGTTTATTCGCATTTACCCGAACACACTCTACAATTAAAAAACCTTTTATATAACAATACAAACATCAATCCTTCATTCATTGGTTACACCCATTGGACAGAGTTTCCTGAAATAACAAATTATGAAATGACAATGATGGATGTTAATTTTCTTGGACTATTAGAAATGGAAAGATGTGGTATCAATACGCAGGGGCAAAAGAACCTTATACTAAAGAATGCAAAGAAGAGTTTGGATAAAGAGTCACTTATACGACTGGAATCTATTTTAGTTCCACAATATTTAGGATGGGAAATTCCAAAATATAATAAACAATCTTCTGACAAAAAAATTATTGTTTACAACCACAGGCCACACACTTATAAAAATTGGCCATGGGTTTTAAAACAGATGGATAAACTTTGGGAACAGAGACAAGACTTTGAGTTATGGGTGCCACTAGCAGATACAAGTGAAAGAGAGTATATAACAAATGATAAGTATGACAGGTTTGGTTACTTTTCTAAATTGTCAAGTTGTTATGTTGGGATATGTGCTAAACAGAAATATGGTGGATGGGCTATATCAGCAACTGATGGTATGAGTGTCGGAGTTCCGTATATGTTTTCAGATGATGATTATTATCATGAGTTGGCTGGTGATGCTGGAATATATTATGATGAGGATGTGTTTGTTGATAAGTTAAATGATTTACTAAATACGCAAAGTTTAAGAAATGAATGGAGTGATAAATCATTACAAAGATTTGAACAAGGTAAATGGGAAAAGGCTATAAATCAATTCAATGATATGTTGAATGAAACAATAGATAATTTACCAACAATAAGTGAGACGGATTCATATAAAAGAATATTAGATTTTATTCATAAGAAAAAATCTGTTTCTAAAGAGGACATCTTAGATTATTTAAATTGGGGTGTTAGAATATCATTTACATCTTATAGAAATAGACTAAGATTAGAACCAACAATAAAATTTACAAAAGATAGGTATGAGGTAAGATGAAAAAACTAAAAGCAGAAGAAATACAAATGAATTGGGAAGCACTAATGGATATAATTGAAGAATACATTAGTGATGATAGGAAAGAAAAATTATTAAAAATGTATGATGACTTTAAAGATAGAATGATGTTTGCACCAGCTAGTGCTAAAGCAGCATTTCACAATGCGATGCCTGGTGGATATGTTGAACACATTCTTCACATTGTAAATCACTCACTACAATTAAAAGAGTTATGGGAGAAAAATGGTGCTCACATTAATTTTGATGATGAAGAATTAGTGTTTGCAGCTTTACATCACGACTTAGGTAAGGTTGGTGATTTAGAACACGACTACTATGTTCCACAAGATTCAGATTGGCACAGAAAGAATCGTGGTGAGATTTATAAACACAATCCATCACTTCAATATATGAAAGTACCTGATAGAGGATTATGGTTACTTCAACATTATGGTGTTAAGGTGACGGATAAGGAATACATTGGAATTAAATTAACAGATGGTTTATATGATGATGCTAATACAGCTTACTTGAAGTCATACAATCCAGATTATAATCTTCGTTCCAATATGGCTTATATATTACATCAAGCTGATATGATGGCGACTCACATTGAGTTCGACCAATGGAACAGAAGTGAAGAGGTTGAAGAACCAATGAATACAAAAGTTCCAAAAACAAAAGATGAAAAAGAAAAAGTAGACAACTTAAAAGCTAAGTTTGATGAGTTGTTTAATTAGGAGATATTATGTGGATTACAATTTCAATATTATTTATGATACTTAGTATGGTGCTATCTATACTTTTGTTTTATTCATTAAGAAGAATAAATCAATATGAAAATTTAATATTACAATTTCAACAAATAATTACTTTTGCTACTGAAAAAATGAAACTTGTAGATTCTAAAGGACATTATGAATCAGACGATGAAACAAGTTTCTTTTTTGAACAACTAAAGGAATTACAAGAATTGTTAAATAACATTTTTGAAAGTGAAACCTCGGAGAAAAACAATGGGTAGAAAAAGAAAAAGAAAAGTTTATTTTGGTATGGAAGTACAAGACGCCATAGTAAGATATAATGCTTTAGATGAAAAAAAAGATTTTGTTAAACGAAACAAAATATATAAGGAAGAAATACACGCAGCCTTTGATAAATTATCTGAAAATATAATCAACACATTTAAATTTACTTATTTTGATTATGGGTTTGAAGATATAAAACATGAAACTGTCGCGTTTCTTGTAATGAATATGCATAAGTATGACCATACAAAAGGTTCTAAAGCATTTAGTTATTTTTCTGTAGTGGCTAAAAATTATTTAATTCTTCACAATAACAACAACTATAAAAAATATAAAACTCATGATAATATAAGTACATTAAGAAAACAACCATATCACTCATCGGTTGAGGGTGATAAGATGGATGGATTTACAGATGAAATCATAGATTATTTTGAAGATAATATTTGTAACATGTTTAAGAATAAAGTTGATATGGATGTCGCTTATTCTATAATTGAACTTATGAAAAAAAGAGATGAAATAGAAAACTACAATAAAAAAGCATTGTATATCTTAATAAGAGAAATGACTAATGTAAAAACATCTCAAATAACAAGAGTTACAAATGTGTTTAAAAAACATTATAAAAATTTACTTAATAAATGGGATACAGAAGGATGTATAAACATAAAAAATAAATTTTTTATATAAAAAAATTAAATACATTAACATTATTAAAGCCCATCTTAACAGATGGGTTTTTTATTTTTAACTATTTCCTACAAATTTTATATTTATATATGAATAAGTACATCTTGAGGAGATGATATGTCAGACGAAAAAGAAATATTTGAAGGAAAAACATTTCAAGATTTAACAAAAGATATTTACGAAAATACTACAAAGCGTAAAGTTCAAATAGATTTGTTAATATCAGAAATACACGGATTCATAACAACCATAGATGATGTGGTTATGGTAGCACCTATAATCAAAGAATATATGGATACTGCTGTTCGTAATGATGAACATTTAGTTAAGTTAGCTGGAGTATTACAAAGAATTATATCTAAATCATCTGGTAATAATGATGAAACTATGTTGTTATCTGATGCAGAAAAAGAAGAATTAATGGGAACACTTCAAGACACTGTAGATGATTTACAAAAAGAAAGTCATCGTCTTGAATCTATAAAAGATAAAACAATTCAAAAAGGATTTTCGGAGAGTTAAATGGGTGATTTTGTTACCATAAGAGGAATACAAAGTAGAACACAACCTGGATTACCTTCTTCATCTGAAAATCAAAAATTTTATGTTCAATTCATACCTGGTATTGTAACTGATGTGTGTTTGAATAAAAAATCGGCGATGTATACTGGACCAGCAGATATTAACTGTATTATAGCAAAACCTCACATTGGTGTCTCGAGTCAGAAGTCTATGTCAAGAACTAAATATTTTCCATTGTTCAGAGGTATGATTGATGTACCTGTAAAGGGAGATTCAGTTTTATTATGTGATTTTGGTGGAATTGATTATTACATGGGACCTTTAAATTCAATGAATAGTCCAAATTTTAATGTTGATGTTTTAAATGATAGTGTCAATCCAAAATATCAAAACACCAATGTGAATACTAAAGCTAGTGCTAGAGCTGCGTTTAACATACCAGCTAATTATTTTATTGCACCAATTCCAAGATTGGAAAAAAGTTATAAACCATCTTTAGATGACCCTTTAGATTCAAATCTCGGTGAGGATAATAGTATACAAAAAATAGACACTCATGGTGACATGTTGTTTGAAGGTAGATATGGTAATAGTATTAGAATAGGTAGTAGAGGTGCTTATCCAATGATGGTTATTTCAAATGGTAGAAATCCAGAAACGGGTGATGTAGAAAATATGTTTGATGGTTCTTTAATTAGTATAACATCTGCTGGAAGTTTATTAAAACATTTTAAAAGATTTACCTTAGCTTCAGATTCTGTGGAAGAAAATACAAGATTAGTAGCTGGTGGAAATGATTCTGAAGAAACACAAAAATTTGATTATAATTTTGGTAATGATGAAAATCAAAAAGTAATTTTAAATAATCAGATTCTAATGAACTCTGATAAAATTACAATCAATGCTAGAGAAAATAACATTACGTTGTCTTCACTTTTAAATTTAGATTTTGGTGCTGGAAATAATTTAACAATTAATACTAAAAACTACACAAGTATTGAATCTTCTAATATTTATTTAGGGAAGCAAGCTAGACAAAAAGCTATAGATGGGGGAGAAGCTGAACCATTAGTTTTAGGAATTCAATTAAGAGAATTATTAGAGGAATTGGTTGGTATAGTAGAAACACTAAAAGTTACTGGTGTATTTCCTGGAATATCAGGACCTATAGATCCAGGTACTATTTCAAAAATAAATTCTATAAAACAAAAACTAGCTAATCCTACATTTTTTAGTGAATATCATTTTATAGAAGACAATGGACAAAAAACATAGTGAGGTTAATATGAAAAAGAAAACAAATATAAAAACTATAATTAGACAAATCGTTAGAGAAGAAGTTGCGATGGCAATTCATGAAGTAATAAGTGAATTGAAGCAACCAGTACAAAAAGTTTCTCAACCAAAGTCAAAAAAAGAGTTTACAAAAAACTCTGTGTTAAATGACGTGCTGAATGAAACTGCTCAAGGGGAAGAATGGAAAACAATGGGTGGTGGTGTTTATGATTCAAGTAAAGTAAATGAAGTTGTTGGTAATTCATATGGTGATATGATGAATAAAACACAACAAGTTTCATCTAATGACCCTATGGCACAATTCTTAAATAAAGATTATAGTCAAGTTTTACAAAAATCAGTAGAAAAAAGTAAACAGAAAAGAGGAGCTTTTTAATGGGATTGTCAGCTGATATTAAAAAAGCATTTTTTAGAGCTATGGATGAGGATGTACTTGATAGTGCTCAAAAGACTTCTTTAGATAGAATGTCTAAAGATTTAGCTAATGCAATTATAGATTTTTTAACTGAACAAACTTTTACAATTACTGAAATGAAAGCTTTACTTGAAATTGAAGAATTAAAAACATCAACGAATTTACAAGCTGATGTTTTAGGTAATAGACTTACAACTAATGTAACAAATATAAGCGGAGCTCCATCAGCTGGTGGTGGGATAATACCTGGTACGGGTACGGGAACTGGTCGTTCTATATCATCACCTAAAGCGGTTAGTATACCAGCTTTAGAATTAAGAAAGTTTGGAGGACAAGGTGGTTCGATGCAATCAAAAGGACATGCGTACATTGGAAATAATCCAGTTGATTCCGCAGAAACAAATGAAAACAATACAAAAGTAAAACTATTAAAACGAAATATAAAAGGTAGATGATGGCTATAAAAGATTTATCAAAAAAACAATTTGTACAAGATAGAGATGAAAATATATTCATAGGAATTGATTTACCTTTTCGTAAAGGTGATGCTGAAGGTTGGTTTGCTTCAACCACTACAACTATAGAGTCTGTAAAAAATAATATAAGAAATTTATTACAAACTCATAAAGGAGAAAGATATTTACAACCAAATTTAGGTTTAAATTTAAGAGATGTTTTATTTGAACAATTCACAGATGAATTGAGATTAAAAATAGAAAATGATATTTTAGACACATTTGAATATTGGTTACCATTTGTAGAAGTTAGAGATTTACAAATTGGTATGTCACCAAATCCAAATGATACGTCAATGAACAGATTAGATATAACGGTTTTGTTTAATATAAACAAAGACCCAAATTCTTTACAATCTGTACAAGTAACAATAGGAGATTGATAAATGCCATATTCAGATAAAGAATATCAAACTAATAATATTAATTATTTAAATAAAGATTTTTCTGGTTTTAAATCTGCTTTAATAGAATATGCAAAAACATATTTTCCAAATTCATATAGGGATTTTAATGAAACGTCACCTGGTATGATGTTAATAGAAATGTCAGCTTATGTGGGTGACGTATTATCTTTTTATATTGATAATCAATATAAAGAAATGATTTTACCATTAGCAGAAGAAAGAAGAAATGTTATTAATATAGCTAATATGTTAGGGTATAAAGTTAAACCAATACATCCAGCATATGTCGATATAGAAGTTAGTCAAACTGTGGGAAGTCTTGGAGATGGTATTGATAACATATCACCTGATTATAGTCAAGCTATGACAATTGATAAAGGATTAAAAATAACCTCTACTGACAATTCGTCTATAAAATTTGAAACATTGGATGTAGTTGATTTTACCGTAAGTAGTAGTATAGAATCTCAAAATACACCAACAATAAGTAATTCAGATTCCAATGGACTTCCTACAGAATTTACTTTAACTAGAACCGTTAGAGCAATAAGTGGTGAAACAAAAACAAAAACAATACCAATTGGATCTCCTCAAAAGTTTAAAAGAATAACATTATCTGAAGAAAATATAATAGAAATTATTAGTGTTTTTGATTCAAGTGGAAATAGATGGTATGAAGTTGATTATTTAGCTCAAAATAAAATTCCAGAAGAGATACATTATACTGATGAATCCACAAGAACAAGTGCGTATTTTAATTTAGATGATTCCGGTGGTCCTCAAAATGTGGCTGTACCATATCATCTTGATTTTATTAATGTAAACAAAAGATTTACTGTTGAAATTAATGAAGACAATACAACTTCTATTGTCTTTGGAAATGGTATTTTGAATACATCGACCTCTGGTTCTCTAATATCAGGATATGCGGATACATCGCAAGTTGGAATAACCATACCAGGAAATGAACAAACATTTAATAATAATGTTAGTCCATTACTTGGAAATTACACTTTGGCTTCTTTAGGTGAAATACCCCAAAATACAAATTTAATAATAAATTATAGAGTTGGTGGTGGTATTAATTCCAATGTTCCATCTGGTGATTTAACAAGTTTAAATGATGGATATGTTGATTTACAAAATCGTAATACCGTCACACCAACTGTAATAAACAGAGTTCCGGCTAGAGGTGGACAATCTCAACAAAGTATAGATGAAATAAAAAGAAACACACAAGCTAATTTTATAAGTCAACAGAGATGTGTTACAAAAGAAGATTATGAAGCTAGAGCATTATCCTTACCTGCTAAGTTTGGTAACATTGCAAAAATAACTGCGAATAGACATGGTGGTACTTTACCTGATTTGGCTAATGTTGGTCAAAATTTTGATTTTGATAAATTACAAGGTATACTTAGTGTCTTAGTAAATAGTCTTGATGGTGATGGTGTACCAAGACTTAGTGATGTTGATGAAGCTGAATTGTCTCAATACATGGACCTTAACAATGATGGTAGTGTAAATGGTAATGATGTTAATATTCCCATAGATTTAAGAAATGCGTTAGAAGGGTTGGCGGGTCAAAACTTGAATGCATCTGGATTTCCGTCTGATATAGAAATACATGTATTATCATATGATATGAATAAAAATTTAGTAGATTCACCAATTTTATTAAAAGATAATTTAAGAAATTATTTAAATCAATTTAGAATGATAACGGATGAATTTTCTATTTATAATGGGTCGGTTATTAATTTTGGAGTTGGATTTGAAGTCGTTGCACATAAAAATGCTAATAAACATGATGTAAAATTGAGATGTATAAATAGAATAATAGATTATTTCAATATAGATAGAATGCAATTTAGACAGCCAATTTACACAAATGATTTAATTTATGAAATAATGGGTATAGAAGGTGTTAGGTCAGTTAATTTTGTAGAATTAACACAAGGTGATTTGGTTAGTAATTCGACAACACTGTTCGATACCGAGTTATTTAATATAAGTATAGACCCAAGTTCAGGTGTTGCTGCGGGTAGTGGAACTTATGGTTATTTTTATAATTTTAATTCTTTTTATGATGGTACTGTTTCATCTGATGGAGTTATATTACCATCTGTAACACCAGCGGTATTTGAACTTAAAAACCCTAATGAAAATATTAAAGGAGTGGTATTATAATGCATCATTTTATTTTTCCTACAAAAGATTCATGGATTTCAAGTGGTTCGAGAAAGACAGATGGTAAATCTTTTACTGAACAAAATTTTGGTAAAGATGAAATACTTGAACTTAAAAAAGAATTTTACAACACAGTATTTGACTATCCAACAAGAGTATTGGTTCAATTCGATTTATCCAACGTATCAAAATCAATAGAAAATCTTATGTCTACAAATGAAGAAATCATACCGAGTACAGACCCAACATTTGGTTCTAAATTTTATCTAAGGTTGTATGAGGCTGAGGGTAACCAAGAGTTGTCATCTGATTATGGATTAACTGCACACGCTGTTTCTGAATCTTGGGATGAGGGTAGAGGTAAATTTGGCTCAACTCCACAAGTTAAAGACGGGTGTAGTTGGAACTTTAGAAAGTTTCCAGAGGGTGGTTCCGGTATTAGTTGGACAGCTTCAGGTTCATCATTTTATAGTGGTAGTGGTCAGATAGCTTCACAATCATTTTCATCAAGTAAGCCTGATGTTGAAATGGATGTTACGAATATAGTAATTCCATGGTTAAGTGGTTCAGGTGATGAAAGTGACCCTCATACTGGCGTTCAAGGAAATCCTCTTTCAACCGGCTCAGCTAATCATGGATTTCTTTTAAGATTTACTGGAAGTCAAGAAACTGATAGTGAAACATTTGGTCAATTAAAATTCTTTTCTTCCAATACAAATACAATTTATTCACCAAAGTTAGAATTTAGATGGGATGACCATCTACCTTCTACAGGTTCAAATACTGGTTCATTGATACAATTAAATCCAAGTGGTAGTGAAAATCATTACGTATATCCGATAGGATTGAGAGAATCATATAAAGAAGATGAAAAAGTTAAGTTTAGATTTGGAGCTAGAAAAAGATACATTCAAAAAACATTTTCAACATCTGTACAAGAAGTAACAGGTTCTTTTATCGCACACGGTAGTGGTAGCTATTCAATAGTTGATGTAGCGACTGGTGAAACAAAAGTTCCATTCAGTAATTATACAACAATGAGTTGTGATTCAACTTCAAATTATTTTAATCAATGGTTAAATGGTTTTGAACCTGATAGAACTTATAAAATTTTAATTAAAGTAAAATATGATGATAAGCAAGAATATATATTCGATGATGATTTTGAATTTAAAGTAAAAAGGTAAGGGGTTATGGCTACAAAAAAACAAGCATCTGAAAGAGTAATAGATTTAATTTTAGACTTGGTTATAAAAAACGAAGGTTTAGATACACGACCAATACCAAGTAGATTTATTGATAATAATACAGGACAAGTAATTGTTACTACGGATTCTTCAGATACATCAGATTCTATTGTATATAGTGCTGACTATAGACAAACAGGTTTTAGCTCTGATTTAATTCAAAAAGTTGATTCTATAGTTGAAGGTTGTTTAAGAGATGATGCTCAAGATGGTGGTTATATTTTATTGGAAAATAATTCTCAATTTTATTTTAATAGAAACGATTTAAGTGAAGATGCGTCACCGCCAGCTAATATACCAGATTCAACGTATGGATATAATTCTTGGATATCATTTACACCAAGTGATGGTACGTTTGATGATAATAGTCATTCAAACGGGAGTATGTCTTGTACAGCACCTCCGGGTGGATTAATATTAACAACTGATGTTCTTGGAGCTCTGACTCAATTCATTCCATTTAATCAACAACAAACCATTGTTGATACTAATTTAGCTAAAGAAGTTCTTGATACAAATATCTATGAATTATTACCTGGACAAACCACAAGACAACAAAGAATAGCGAAACTATTTAGTGAGTTTGAAGATTTAATAGGACCTAACCCAACTAATTCTGATTATGGATTTGATTTTGATGGGGATGGTGATAGTATTGGTGATACTTGGGATGATTTATTAAGTGGACAAAGTCTTTGGCATCAAACTTATGGTATAAAACCAGATATAAATCCAAATCAAGGAAATATAATTAGATTAGAAACCGACGCTGAAATTCATGGAGTACCTGGACAATCTTTACAATCAATGAGAAATATTATTGATGATTATTTAAGAGATATAGATTATCAATATCAAACACAATTTGAAGATGATAGACCAGAACAAGAAGTTGGTGAACAAGGTTATTTACAAATACGACATATGAATCAATCCATTATTGTCAGAAACGAAGAAGATAAAGATTTAGGAATAGTTGGAGAAAATGTTGTTTCACCAAATTGGTTAACACGGGGTTTTTCAATTGCAATGTGGGTTAGATTTTTAACAAAAACAAAAGGTGGAACATTATTCAATTTTGGAAATCCAATACGAAACATAAACCCATATGGATTTAGATTTGAAACTTTTACTGTTAATCAAGATGAATATGATTTAACTCAATCATCATTACCAGCAGACGCTTTTGTAAATGATAGTTATGAAAGATTTTTAAGATTAGTTGTTTATGAACCTGGTGTTGGGATGAGAGATTCTCATTTTGGAACTGAAGCATACTCGAGAATAGATACAGTGGGTACTGGTGAGTTAGCTTTTGAAACTCAAATTGAAATGGCTTTTAATTATACAAGAGTTCCAATTAATTTTAAAGAATGGTATTATGTTGTAGCTACATATAATCCAAATATAAACGAAGATGAATCATTTGATAATACTGAATATAGTAATTCATCTATGTTTTGGCAAAATCATATTAATCCTCAGACTGATACCACCACATCTAATTCCTTACTTGGTGCGAAATGTAAAGTAGAATTTATATCAAAATCAGATTTAGCTAGAGCTCGATCTTTTAAAGTTTAATTAAAGGAGGTTATATTTATATGAGAAGAATAAAAACAAGTATGGTTGGAAATATGATGTTGGCTAAAAATCCAGTAATTAAACAAGGTGTTACAGATGGAGATGAGTTTTTAACTAATAATGGTGAAATGTATTCTCCTGGAAATAATTTGTACGATAGACACAATGGAGAGTATCATATTCATAAAAGTGGTCATGTGTGTGCTGGAAATCACGATTCAATGGTTATGCAAAATCAAAGATTTTTATTCGAATTACCAAAAAATCCCATTACACGAGAAAAATTATTAAAAACAATGGAGTCATTACGTGGATAAATTAAATCAAAATAGAAATATAAGTTCAGAAGAATTTAAAAAAATTAAAAGACAATTTGATAATTTAAATAAACAAAGAAGTAAAGATTTTACATTTTTAAAAGAATTAGGTAGAGTAATTAATAAAATGAATAAAAGACAAATTCAAGAGTTTATTATAAATAATAATAATTTATTTTTACAAACAGTTGATTTACTTAAAAGAAATCCGAAAAAAGAAGTGGTGTTACGACATTTAGAAACAAGAAGAAGAATGACTAAATTGGAAAGATTACAATTAATATTACCAAAAGAAATTCTTACGAATGTTAATATTACTTTTCCATCTCAATCATCAATTGAAGAAGCTACCCCATTATCTGAAGAAAATTCATCTACAGATTCCTTATCGAACATAAATAATGAATCAAATAAAGATAGATAATAATGTTTACTAATTTAAATCCAAGTCAATGTGTTTGTACTGAAGCTAATGTAAAAGAAATAAACATTACTCTAACACCACTTACAGTAAATTTAATGGCTTTACC